TGACGGAATATAATAATCGTCAAGATTTATATTTTCGTCATCACGTCCGTAATTCATTGCGGCCCTTTTTTCGTTTGGCGTAATCCACCAGGCCTTTAATAACTGATCAACGATCTTGTCTGTTTCCTCTTGTAATTCCGGAATAACTGAAAAATCAAATTCAATACAAAGATTTTCGCCAAACTTTGGCGCCAACCAACGATTTAATTCGTCTTTAATCTTTAACAATTCGGGAATAACGCATGATTGATATAATGCTTTTTTCGCCTCTTTCATGTTATTATAGGAACTTGAATCGGTATTATTTAATAATTGAACGGGAACGTTGTAAATATTACATAAATCCTTAATACTCGCATTGTATTGCTCAATCAAAGAAACGTCCGACGCGTTTAATCCAAAATTAACCCATGATAATTTTTTCGGAGTTATTATAATGTCTCCGGCATTGTTAGATCCTTGATGTTGTTGTTTGAATTTTTCTTTCAGTTGTTTCGCTTGAACTTCATTAATATCGCCCTCGTCGGACATTAATAATCCCCTCGCCGTTTGGTTTTGTAGATATTTGACTCCGGTTTGAACGGCTTCATTGTTTGTTGTTAATGATCGCAATCCGGCCCTTAATGGCGATTGTCCGTATAAGTGAGATCCGCTCCCGTCATAATGCGGATTAAAGTCTTTAATGTGACAAATTGATTCCGCCGGAATTTTATGTTGTCCGTTATATTCGATCGTGTAATGATCAACCGGCTTCATGATCCCTCCGGAAACGATTTCCATGATTTGAGACGGCATGACGTATAATTCGGAATATTTTGTGTTTGATCCGGTTTCCGGGCCTATTCCATAGATATAACGATTTCCGGTTAATTTACCAAACGCGATCAATTCAGTCATAAACGAATTATAACTTTGCGCCGGATTTGGTCGCTCTAATATTTTATGTAATTCCGTTTCATGCAATTCAATCAACGATCTTTTTTGCAGCATTGCCGCTTTTTGTATTGTTGACGAGTCCATGATCCCGGACGTTAATGCTTTATATCTTTTATAATCGTTTTCGTTTGTCTTTTCGTAAACCTGGAACGGAATTGTTGTTGCTGCCTTTGTAATTAGATTAATCAAAGAATATATTGTTGAATTCTTTTGATAACCCTCGGTAATATAAGAGTTGTCGTTTTCAGTACTCCAAACAATAGAATTCCCGAGCCAATTATAAATCGATTTATTATAATCCGCGGCGGTTTGTTGTGTATTTTTTTTTAATAAATTGGTAAAACGATCCAGGATTGACGCCATTTGTATAAGATAAAAATTTTCGGTAAAAATACAAAAATAAATTTTGTTTCTAAATTACAAAAAAATCTGTTCGGTTTTTAAATTTAGAATAAACGCAATAACGCAACGAATCGATTAAATGATTATTCTTGTCAATCGGCTTGTTTATTATTGTATTGTCTTTTAATTGCTGCCAATAATATGAATATTGTTCGCGTTTTAAATTTGTTGATTCGTTTGAAATAAAGATTTCGAATTCTTTTAACATACTGATCCCGGCACTAATTGATCCCGGTCCTTTGATTGCTCCCTTTGCAAGAATTCCCATTTGTCGCAATTCCTCAATTGATTTTGGCTCGGCCGAATCGCAATAACACAACGTTTGATCAAGTTTATTTTCTTTTAAAAAATTAGAAATATCTCGATTTGTCATTCCTTTTTTATACAATAATTCATGTACAAACAATTTATCTTTGATCCGTCCAACTGATAAAATCGCCGCCGGATCATTTGTAAAACCAAAATCAAGTCCGAGAGTTATTTCGTCAAATTGTGGAAACTGATCAAAAGGAATTGATTTCCAATTACTGAAAATTTGTCTTTGTGAAAAAACGGCCCTTTGTCCTTGACCATATACGCGCCAATAATCCGGATCTCGATCTTTAATTCGTTCGATCTCTTTAACCAATTCGGACGGCAAAAATTTATTGTCTTTGTATGTTGTTATAAAAAGATCGCAATCGTCTCTTTCAATTACTTCATTATACAACCAATGAATTGGATCCGACGGATTAAAGTCAATGATCATTTCGTCAATTGTTCTCATGTTTAATTGGCGAAAAGATTCAAACAACAATTCATTACTTTCATTTAAAAAGCAAATATTGTGTTTTGCGCCTCTAATTTTTTGCGGATCGTCGGTTGATATGAATTGAATCGTTGATCCGTTGTATTTAAAAGTATTGTCGGCCTTGTTATGGATCCCTTTGTAATATATTCCAAGTTTTGTCGCTATTGAAATAAAATCGCGCATTACGGACCTTTTAAGAGACGGCAATGTTTGACGAACAATTGAGATCGTAATCGGATCATTTGTTGTCGTCATCTTATAAATTAAGTATTGAACAATCGCATAAGTTTTTCCGGATCTTGTTCCGCCTTGATGCACCTTGATCCGCGCCTTTGAATTTAATGTTTGATAAAATTGAATATTACAATATTCTTTTATTTTTCCTTTGCCGGAGTCCATTCAATAATTTTTGATTCGATTTCGCCATTCATTTGGATTTCCTGGCGTTCAACAAATCCACGTTTTTTTCCTTTTGTTTTTAAATAAAAGATCGTCGCCGTTGTGTTTCCGTTTTTAATTTGTTTATGCAATTGAGATTCAACGAAATCCAATGTCATGTCTTGTAATTCGTCAACGGCTGCTTTAAACTTTGAATCATTGTTATAATATTTATAAAACGTTGATCGATTGCAATCAACAATTTTACAAGCGGTCGTCACAACTCCCAAAGATTTTTCCAATGCTTCGATCAAACTCTTTTTTAATATGTTGGTTTTTGTTGCCATACTGCAAAAATATAAAAAAATAAATGACAAAAAAAAACCGCTATTGTTTAGCGGTTTCGGAATTAAGTTGTTGTTGTAATCTTTGGATCTTTAGTTTCAAGCGTTTTGATTGTGGTTTAATGGACTTTAACTTTAGGATCATGATAATTGTCTTATTCATTGTAAAAGTGTTTAAAAAGGCGGTTTTTACGCCGCCTTGTGGTTTATATTGCTAATTCTAATTTTTTATTTTCTTTGATCAAAGATTTTTCACTTCTTGACAACCATGTTTGTGGCCATTCAATAAAATGTTTTTTTGCAAAATCGATTGTCGATTTGTTTGCTTCAATTACAAATTTTGAATATTCTTGAAATGTTCTAAATGAATTAAACGGCTCGAATGTTTCTTTTGTGAATCGGTTTGTAATTAATTTGTGATCCCTTTTTGTATTACAAAATTCAACCCATTGATTTTCTGAAAAACTTAAATACATTGCAATTTGTTCGGTGTATTTTTTATTTTGTGACTCTAATCTTTCAATTTCCTTTTCAATTCTTTGGATCTTATTTAATTTTTTTAATTCCGCTTTGATTTGTGTCGCAATTATAAGATTGTTTGCTTTTGGCAATTTTGTCTTTGTGATGTATCTAATATGTAAACGTTGAACGTTGTACCCTCCGGCAAATATTGCCTCCGTTGAAAATGAATAATCTTGTCCGTCTCTTGTAATTGTTCCGTAAATTTCAAAATTTCCTTTTTTTGAGATCCCCGATGTAAATTCTTTAACAACATCATTGTCGTTTGTGTAAACAATTACAGATTTACAAAGATCATAAATCAATGATAATTCAATTATTTCTTTTCCAAATTCAGAAACTTTTCTTTTTGTGATCTTTTCCTCAAATTTAATCGTTTCGTTTTTTCTTGCAATGATTTGATCATGCATTAAAGTCAAAACCGCTTTTAAAACCTGGTTTGACGTTGTTTTGATAATTTGTTTTGTATTTTTCATGTTGTAAATATTTGATCGCTGCTTCATTGCAACAAGACAAATATAAAAGAATTTTTTCAATTACAACATAAAATTAAAAGAATTTTTTAAAAAATATTATTTTCCGCACAATTCGCAAAGATCCGAATCGTCTGTTTTTGTTTCGTTTTCGCCTTGATCGTCTTGATCAATATCAAATGACGGAATATCAATTCCCCAATCAACAAGATCTTTTGCATCCCATTCATTCGCCAGGATATCCCAATCCCAATCGCCAAATCCGGAATTGTCTTTAATTATAAACTCTCGTTTTTCCGATTCGGACAATCCTTTTTCAATTTGTATTGGAACTTCAAACATTCCGGCCGCTTTACATGCTTTTAATCTCATGTTTCCGCCTAAAATAACCATGTTTTCGTCAACTACAATTGGACGGATTTCCAACATTTTGGGAAAATCTTTAATTGATTTTATTAATTTTTTAAATTTAGGATCTGAAATGAATCTCGGATTTCCCGGAGTTT